ATACGAGCAAGATTAAACGGATCAGTAGTTGTTATAACTAACTCTGTATTACCTGCGGTTAATAATGCTAAATCTCCGTTCATAACATTATCTCCAGTCTTTAGCATTACATCAGAATGTAGGATACCACTATCTTTAATCAGTTCACCTGTCGTCGTATCAAAGGAACACAGATTACTATTAACCGCGGACGCTGGACCAATTACAACACCATCTGTTGCGGTATCAACATAATCTTTATTTGTCGCATCTGTTCCAGTAACTGGAGTCGCGAGACTTGTTATTTTTTGAGAAGACATATCTAATGTGCATTTTACGTTTACTTTATTAGCACCAGTGGTAGAATCTAATGATATTATTGATTGACTGCCTCTAATATCTAATGCAGTTGCCCGATTGTCTGGTATTAATAAAAAGTTTAAACTTTTACCTTCCATATTTATAATAGCGTTTGGTTGACTTTGTCCTATAATGACTCCGTTTTGAACATATATTTCATTTACATTATTAATGTCATTTCCAACCATGTTTAAAGCACCTGCCATATTGTTTGTGCCGTTAATTTTTAATCTATCACCTTGTAAGGTTGTAATATTTCCACTATTTGTAGAAACACTGCCAGACAATACCGATACATCAACTCCGTCAACTAATCCAGAGGTAGTTATATTAAAGGTGTCCATTTTTAAATCACCAGTCATAGTACTTGTTCCATCAATATTTAATTTAGTCGCATCTGGTGTCGGCGGTGGTGGATACGCAACACCATTAATATTAACAACACCAGATATATCATTATTGTCCATATTTAAGTCTTGATTTGACTTATTTTCAGTTGCCTTAAGTTCTAATTTAACTACACCTTCTCTAGCCAAACATAAACAACCCGCATTAGACGTTATAGAACCAATATCAGCATCTAGACTATCCGTAAATCTTAGAACACCATTTGAGTTTCCGATTGATACATTGTCTTTAAGCGTTATAGTTGAAACTGCTTTAGTTATTTTTAAATCACTCGTTCCGTCTTTATCTAGCTTTCCAACAATAGCAGTTGAATTATTTCCGATATTAGTTGTGTTTGTGCCTTGTTGTGTTGCTAGTACTGATACATCCTCACCATCTACCAGTCCAACGTTTGAAATATTTTTAGTTCCCATATTTAAATCACCCGTCATAACACTTGTACCATCAATATTTAATTTAGTCGCATCTGGTGTCAGTGGCGGTGGATATACAACACCATTAATATTAACAACACCAGATATACTATTTGTGTTCATTTTTAGTTCTCCAGTCATTAAATCAGTACCATTTAACGATAGTTTTGAAGTAATATCCGACGCATTATCGCCTATAGCTGTTGTGTTTAATCCTTGTTGTGTTGCTAGTCCTGATACATCCTCACCATCTACCAGTCCAACATTTGTAATATTCAATGCACCTAAATTTAAATTTGTCGCGTCTTCTAATAATTTACTTTCATCTGCAGTTGTTCCATCTGTTGAACTCGTTTTAAAATGTTGTCCAATAACTGCGGGTTGTGTTCCATTATATGTAATATCACCTGACCCTGTGTCATCTGGACTCCAAAAACAAGCTCCCACTCCGTCTGTATGAAGTGAATAATTATTTTGTCCTCTATCGGGGGTTGATAAATTAACAAGTTTAGTATCTGTCGTTAAATACTCTAATTTATTTCTAGCCAAAATATCGTGACCCGAAAATAGACCCCCAATCGGATTTACAACGGCTCCACATTCCATTAATTGACATCCGATTTTTAATTTTAAGTCTTTGCCTGTCTGAATGTCTGTAAATTTATTTAGACTCATCGTGTATATAATAACATCATATATTTTATATTTTAATTTATTTTCTGTATGTAAAAAAACAAAAAATAAAATAATTTATACATTTTTAAAACTCCTCATCAAATTCAACACCAGTTTTTTTATTTCTAAATCTTAGCTTGATAGTTGCAGTCTCACCTTGTAATAAAATAAGAGGATATACTTTTCCTGTTTTTGTTTGCCATAATACCCGTAAATCAATAGAGTTTAATGGATATTCACTCTTTAAATCATACCATCTTAAAGCCCCTTGTGGTTGGTATTGAAAAGCTTGTCGGTTATTGATACCTGTTGAAGGTTCAAAGTCAGTTAATAATCGTCTTGTCACATCTGTTGAAGTTCCTTCGTATTCTGAATTAACGGGGATTTGGTCAGTTTCTAAAAGAATAGACTGCAAGTCATTCCAGAGAGTTAATGTGGAGTATTCCTGACGCATCTGGAAATAACCGGCGGGTATTGTTGGGTCAAATGTTGGATTATTATTTTTACTATCTTGAACACGCAACCAGCTATAATTCTGAGAACCGATATTATCAATCTGACGCATTATCAAACTCGGAAAAAATCGGGAAAACATCGTAGAATTAAAATAAATTTTTACTGGATTTGGTAATGAACTATCGTAGGATTGTTGAGAATATAACGAGCATAACTGAGTTTCACTATCAAAAGTCATATATGGTGCCTCAGTCGGTGGCATAAGGGGTTTTAATGCTTTTAAGTCTGTAAATGCGGACGATAATGCAGTATTAATCATATCAATAAATTCTTGATAATATAGAACACTATTAGGCGGGAAACACGTAGGACAATATGGAGCATATACTAAATCTTTAATTTCTGACACTCCTTCAAATGACATGCCAACTTGTAGAAATTGACCGATTCCATCTGGTTCTGTGTCAAATACGAAAATCGGTAATTCAGAAGGTAAGTAAAAACGGACAACAGATACCTCATAATCCGAAGGTTTATCAATAATAGTACTCGTTCTGGTTGTATTAAATGAAATTGTTTTAATTGGATTTGAAACAGACGTTTTCACATCTAACGGGAAATATACCCTCACGTTGTAGTATTCATTACTATTATCCCCTCGGTCTGTTTGCTTTGGTATTTTGGTTGGTACAATTACTTTAGACATTATATATATATGATATAGATTTTTTATTAAATAAAATGTATATTTTAACATAGTAAAGTTAAAGCACTAACCCACATATCGGGATTATAAAATTTGTTATTCTTCAACAAAGAATTAAATTTGTTCATCGGTGTTTCAATAAAAATAATGCGTAATGCACAATACCGACCGCATGTGTTGACATCGTCTAGCATTTTTTGCAGTCTGTCTTTATTATATTCAACACTCCATCCATCTTTATGTATTAATGCCGTTAAATGCGGTGTGATTAGTCCGTTGTGTTTTCTTAAATGAAACTCGTTTGATAAATTTAATTCTTCATCAACATTCAATCCATATGGGTCATAAAATTCTAAATGGTTATTTCCTCTGTCAATCAGAGTAACCCAATGTCCAAATTGTTCCGCTGTTTGATATAACAGAATTACAGAACCATATCTTCTTAATATCTCGGATAAACTTGAGACTTTCTCTAAAGCCTCATAAGGTAAGACATGTGTTTTATGGTCTGTGAGTCTTAAAATATCTGCACCAGATAAATCAAATCGTTCGGCATCTTTAACTATACTATCAAATCCAGTACCCACACTAGATTTATTAACGTCTTGTCTGGCGAATCTTTTGGACATTTATATAAATAGTTTATATATTTTTATTCATCATCGTTAGATAATAGATATACTCCTTTATCATATAAAATATACATTGGATATGATTTATATAATGCTACCCATCTAGAAGGTAATTTAAGTATTCTCTTTATCTGCGTGTTATCTAGTCCTGCGTATTTTTGTAAATATACTTTAATATGGTGCGTACTACCGCATTTTGGAAAAAAAACTATCGTTGTTGCCTCATTCAGAATACGTCGGGTTGCTTTATAATCCATTAATAAATGACTTGTAATTAATAATCTTGTGTTGAAATGTCGTCCTTGTTCTAATAGAAAATCACGATAACTACACACAATATTTCTAATATCTAAATCCTGTATTGTGTCTACATCATCAAAAACACACACGCTATCTCTTGTCTCGTCTGGTTCTACGGGGTCTTCAAATAATGCCTCTAAATCAACGCCTATCGGATTATGTCTATCAAGAACTTTATCATTTTGAATCGTGGAAAACACAAATATTTCATCTTTTTTAAAGATTTTCTTAAATTCGGATAACCATTTTCCGCACCATGTGGATTTCCCGGCACCAGACGGAGCACTAACATATATTTTCTCAACTATTTTTTTATTTGGTAATGGAATTAACACACCATCGGTTATTCTAATTTCATTTCTAGACGAATTTTTTATATCGTCCATTGCATCTTTAAATATATCTTTTAAATTTTCGTCCAGCGGTTCTCGTCCGTCTTTAATAGATTGTTTTAATTTTAGAATATCTTTTTTTTTCATTTTCTTATGTTTCTTGAAAAAATCTTTTGATAAAAATTTATTATCGTCGTTTGTATCAGATAAATAAATAAATTTCTTGTCGTGTTTCCCGCCTTTAACTCTGGCTATTTTTCGTCCATCCGTGTTTGTGAATGATAACATAATATATAAATATATTAGATTATTGTTTTGTTAAATAAAATATATAATATATGTATATACAATGGCAACCTTAAATATTGGCACTCAACCTCAATCTTCAGAATCTCTCGTAGGACAAAATATCAAAATACAAAATCCCGTGTTAGGTGTAAAAGACGTGTCTGGATTTCATGAGACAAAAGCATCTATTATGGCAAGGTTAGCCGAGAGTGTTCTTAGTTTAAATAAACTTGATTCATTAAATCACCACGGGTTGTTTAGCGGTAATCTGATAGGTTCCGAATTAGTTGGTGGCACCTTAGTAGGTGGCACATTTGACCATCCATCACATATCCAAAATCGCGTGATAGAAGATTTACACGCAAGTAATGAGACACGTCCAGTTATTCCTTTTAGGGGTGGTCCAACATCACCTTTTCTTAATTTCACTTCTGGCAATAGTTCAAAAGGTATGCAACGGGCACGGACAATGGACGATAGGCAGGGACTCGGTATGGTTTCTATTGATACTGGATTTAATAGATATTAATTTAATTAACTATTAAAGATTTTGACTTAAAGATTACGACATATTAAGTAATATAAAGTATGGCAAAGTATCAAAAAGGTAAAATTTACGCTATCCGTAGTTATCAAACCGATAAAATCTATATCGGAAGCACATGCGATACATTATCAAGAAGATTATCTGGGCACAGAATGCAATTTAAGAATTTTAAGAATGGAAAAAGTCGTTTTGTAACATCTTTTGAATTATTAAAATATGCCGATTATTATATTGAATTATTGGAATTATATCCATGTGATAGTAAAATTGAATTACATAAACGAGAGGGTGAATTAATACGCTCTAACGAATGTGTAAATAAAGTAATCCCAGGCAGAACACAAAAAGAATATCAGGAATTAAATAAAGATAAAATTTCAAAAAATCAAAAAGAATATTACAACAATAATAAAGATAAAATTTCAAAACATAAAAGCACAAAAATAAAATGTTGTTGTGGTTCTGAAATTACCAGACGACATCTAGCCAGACATCAAAAAACAGAAAAACATTTTAACAACACAACATATAATTTTTTTCACAACTAAAAACAACACATATTATTTTTAATTTTTTTATTAAAAACAATTTCCCCATTTTCAATTTTAATTAGAACATCAACCAGCTCTATTAATAAATCTTCAACAATATTATCCAAAGTTAAATTTTCTCTTAGTTTATCCAAAACGTATTTTTTCTTACCTTCACCGCTCAAATGCTTCATCTCCCCAGCATACATCATTAATCTAACCAAACTCGCTATGATATGATTTTGAATACTCATTATATATATATAAAATATATATATAATAATTTATTTACTTGTTGGTATCACTAAACCTAATAAAAAAGTTAATAACGATACATATGTTGTTGTGTCCTCACATGTCTTAGATTGAGAAAGCATATAAAGACAAAAAACAAATACTTGTAATATCAGAGTATATATAGCACAAAACCTCAATAACCGAGAATCTGTAGCACCACCTAAACACGAAGTCCATTTATAATGCTCGTCCTCAACCTCAATCGTCCTCATGCTCACGTTTTTAAAATCATTAATTTTAATCTCACTATCCATCATTAATATATATAATTATAATATATATTAATGACACATCACTATTTAAAAAATATATTTTATGACGACATCTCAGAGTTAATTTTAGAATATCTCTATCCAGATATGAAAGTTATTATAAATAATAAAATAATGTTAATGTATGAGTTAAAGAGTGTTTTTTTATGCAAAATACAAGAATTAGTTATGTTCGGTGGTATTTACTCCAGTGTCATAAAAACTATTCTATCATCCGCTCAACACGCTGTAATTGACGATTGAAATAATCATTTATATATCTATAGAATCTCTCTGATAAATCATCGCCTTCATCCAGACCATCTAAACTATATTTAAGTTTAAGATTTGCATCTTCTCTTAATTCGTTGTGTAAATCTACGATATCATCAACATCATTTTTTGATAACATACCATTCCTATATCGTCTCTGAAATGGTTTAAGACATGCAGATAATTTAGTACTAAAAGAACTGAGTAATTGTTTAATCTCATCTTCAACCTGTTTTTTTGTACTTTGTACATGTTGCTTTTTTTCTTTTGGTTGTATCACCTCTTTTTCTAAAGATTTATAATATTTTTCAGTATTAACAATCTCATCTTTTTCATCCTCCTCAGATTCTTCTAATTCTAGTTCTAAAAGTTCTTTTTCAGTATTTTCAAGCTCTCCGAGTTCTCGTAGTAGTTCTATTTTTTCTCTCTCTAGTTCCTGAATTTCAAGTTCAACATCCTCATCAATATTATTTTGTTTTTCTTCAATTAGTTCAACAACCTCTTTAAGTTCTTTTGTTGCTTCAACCTGAGATTTTTGGACGTCCGAAATTAAGGTGTTCATATATATATAATAAATATATATTTTTAAAAAGATTACTTTTATTTCTTATTGAAAATAATATGTTTGTCTATAATATATAATGCCTACTAGAAAAAAAACCACTAAAAGAAAAACACCAGTCAAGAGAAAAACCGCTAAAAAAAAGGCACCAGTTAAGAGAAAACCCGCTAAAAGAAAAACTGCAGTTAAAAGATTAAGTTTAAAATCAATCCGGAAAAGTCCATGGTTAGAACATGTCGACGAGACTATCGCTAAATTTCCTCAGGTCGGTAGTTATAAACAGATTTTAAAACTTGCGTCAAGGTCTTATGAAAAAAAACAAGTCGTCCCAAAAAAAAAAAGATTAACTAGAACCCGAACCAGACCCATACCAGCACCAGTCTTTAGAAACACCACACCTCGGTTAAATCCCGTCAGAGTACCACCACCTTTATCATTTATGCAACAAATACCCAGAGCACCATTATTTACGATACCACCACCACCACCACCAAGAAAAAAACCTAAAAAGAGATTACTGAAAAAAGAAGTAATGTCAGCAGTTCTCAGAGACGCGGGGGTAAAAGATAAAAAGGTACTTAACCTTATTTCTGAATTAATGAAACGTGCATAAATTATGTGTTCGTGAATTCACATTTATTATATATTTTATATATATAATAAAATGGTTAAAAAAGTTTTATCACGAAAAAAAGAACTTGAAATGTTAAGAGAAAAAGTAAGGAAATTAAAGGCTAAAGTCAGAAAACGAAACCCAACAAGAAAAGTCACATTTATTGACGAGAGTTTGTCCAAAGATAAATTACGAAATATGTCAGTCAAACAATTAAGACGATTAATCGTAGATAATAAATTATTTCAAGGAATTAGTAGAATGCGTAAAATATCTTTAATTGCTGAGATTATGAAAACACCATATTATAAATCTCGGTCTTTACCCAAACCATCGGGTACTAGACCAACCATCAAAAATGAATTTAAAAACGTTCTTAAAGAGAAAAGACAACTAGAAGCACAACTGAAGGAACCAAAAGAGAAAGAAGAGAAAGAAGAGAAAGAAGAAAAAGAAGAGAAAAAAGAAGACGAACAATCAGAACTAAACATAGACGCTTCTGGAAAGAATAAAAAGGGTCTATTATCTCATCATGACGAAAAGAAAAAAACATTAGACGTTGGTAATACAATTATTAATATGTACTGCGGGGGTAGTTCTCATCCGGATTTCCCTGTCCCTCAGTCTCTGGTTAGAACTGCTTTAAATGCCCAACAATTACCATTAGAAAGACAGAAAGTAGTCGGACACGATTTAAGACAACGAGCCAAAGAATCACCGCAGTTTCAAGGTATTCCAACACAACATGTACCAAGTCCGGTTAAACATGAATCACATAAAAATATTTTGTCAAAATGGAAAGCAAAAGCGAAAAAATTCCCTGCCGTAAAAACGATTACGCCACTTAAAAAAATAGCCTTTCCAGACGAAACACCAGACACAAAAACCGAAACAAAAACCGCATCAAGACCAAAAAGAAAATCTATGAGAGCAGTTGAAGAAGACGTAGTTGTTGAAGAAACCCCAGTAGAAGAGGCAAGACGTCTTAGACAAGAAGACTTACAAGAACTAATGGAGATTGGTCGTTCTGATACCAAAGCCAAAGAAAAACGAGAAAGCATAAAAGCACGTCTGGAGTCTAAACTAAAGAAACCAACGGGTAAAGTCCAACGCTTTTTTAGAAAAAAGAAGAAGAAAACTGGAGATAAACCAGAACAAAAAGAAGAACAAAAAGCACCAGAAGCACCAGAAGCACCACCCGTACCAGAAGCACCACCTGCACCACCACTGGCAATTATTGAACCTTAATTAATTATTATATAATCTAGATTAGATTATATAATTATTCACTCAATACCGCATCTTTAAATTTTTTCTGGTGTTTCAAAGTTAGTAAATGTTTTTTAAAACTAATGTCCGAAACTTCAACATTACATATCTCACATTTTATAACATAACGACGATTCATCCTACAACATAAACGGCATCTACTAAGAACAGAATGGAAATCGTATTTATGTTTTTTAACCTTGCACTCTCTACATATTCTATAGTCTGGTTTTTTTTTGAAAATCTTAATAATTTCTTTGTTCGGGTCCATTTTATAATTTATATAATTATAGTTTTAAGTCCGATATATTTAAAATATAGCACTGAGATATTTAAAATGATAATTAACCCATAAATTTCTTAAAGGTACTAACCCAGTAATATCACCGATAACATACACTCTAATTATAATTTTTCCAACGCTACTAGTTGCGATAGCACTTGTTGCATATAATCCAGTTCCTGCCGGCGTTAAATCATTAATACAGACATTTAAACTTCCTGGTAAAAATTCATTATCAAACGGATATGAAATAGCATCTGGTGGCGTTATTTCAAATTCTAGAATATTATTTGAACCTGCCAGAGCACCTACAATACTACTATATTTTAGACTTCCAGATAATGTGGCATATCTAGATATACCGACAAGTTCTGTTTTATAAATACTATCATTTGATTCAAGAGTACCAGAACCAGTTGTAAAAACTGGTACTGGACCATCACCATTAACAAGAGTTGTTATCGGTACATTCGGGATTGTTGCTTCTGTTAGCACATTTAACGAATTACACTTTAAAGTATCACACCCCAGATTCAATTTTAAGTCAAACCCTGTGTCTTCGTTTGAAAATTTATTAAGCGACATATATAAGTTAAAAATAAATTAATTTAACGTGTCTTTTTTTTTGTGTTGTTTTTTAAAAAAAATGTGTCTTTTTTCATTTTTACAAATGCCGGCACAGATACCTTACTAACTCATTTTTTAGTTTTGTGTTGTTTTTTAATTTATTGTGTTGTTTTTGAAAATCATGAAAAAACGAAAAAGTATTAAACAATACACTTTAAACACTAATATATTTCTTCTGTGTCTTTTTTTGTGTCTTTTTTGAAAAAAAAAAGAAAACTAAAGTATTTATAAAATAATATACTATTTATTTTTTTTTATAATGGTTTATTTTAGAATTTCTCAAAAAAGACACAAAACACGACACAAAACTAAAAAATTATATAGTAAGGTATCTGAGACGGCATTTATTAAAATAAATAAAAGACACACTAAAAAAATAATAGACACAAATTTTTAAAAGTGTGATACATAGGCATTAATAGTGCTTTTACAATTCGGAAATAAACACAAATTTTCAAAACGACACGAAAAAAGACACACAAAATTTTCAAAAACGACACGAAAAAAGACACACAAAATTTTCAAAAACGACACGAAAAAAGACACACAAAATTTTTATGTTTTCTATATATATAAAATGCCCGCTAGAAAACAAAGAAGACCCACACATAATCTGACAAAAAAACAATTAACTAATGCTATAAAAGCATACAAAAAACAGCAATGTCCGCCATACTCCAAACTAAATAAACAACAACTTTTTAAATTAGCAAAAAGATTAAACATTATTGAAAAAACACGTTAATAAAGACACACTAAATTTTGTAAATCTAAATATTTTAGATTTACAAAATATACACAAATAATTTAATTAGAGTCTGAGTCAGACTCAGTATCAAAAGATAAAGAACCTTCTATATGTTCTCCAAAATCAAACTTAAACGTTTTGTCCTTTAAGTGATTCTGTATTTTATTTTCAATATCTTTCGGATGGATTAAATAACATAAACAACCTTTACCTCCCTCAAATCTAAGTCGTCTAGGTTCTCCGATATCTATTTTTTTTAACTGAGTTTTTAACGTCTGCATATTATATTTACTTCCGTTATCCTCACACCAAGATTTATATTTAGTTTTAATATAACTAGCGGGGATTTTCGTCATATTCTTTTTTGAGATTTCTATTTTTAAGTCTTTTTCTGTAAATTTACTTTCAATATAGGATTTAATAAATTTAATGCCATTCGGTAAATTACTTAATTTTTGTTCAGTTTTATATTTGGTCGGATAGTATCTCCGAACGCTTTTATCTGTATATTTTCTCTCAGCTAGAAACTCAAAGGCACATTTTAGATATCTAATATCAGATATTTCTTTTAATAGCGGTTCAAAATAATCGGGGTCGTCTGCCTTAGAATTATTAACCTTATGCAGTGTATATCGGCGGTCGTCTCCTTCAATATATAACGAATTTTCATTATTCGTAAAAAACCACATTCGGGCACAATTACGCACAGACCAACTATCAATCCCTTTAGGTTCAATATTTTCCGTTCTGGACGATATTTCAGCTTTAAGTCGGTTTGATTGATTATATGCTTTCCCTTTACTTTTGACTTCTTCAAATATTTTTAAAATTTTACTACATTGATGAATATTAAAACTACTATCAAAATATCGTTCAAGATTAATAATAGTTGTTGCATTGTTAATACCAATTAGACGTTTGAACCATTCCGCCATAACCCCTTTCCCCGTACCTTGTTTAGAATGAAATAAATGAGCATTAGGTTTAATATTTGCGGGGTCTTGTATGATATCTGCCAGATGGTCCAAAAAATGATTTAATTCGCCAGGGTCTGAGTTAAACATAATAACTTTAAGGTGATTATAAATTAGTGTATCTTCAAATTTAATATCGTCATAATTCGCCGTTATTTTCTCTAATGGAAATCCAGTAAATGTATTAAAACACTCATATAATTTTGGTTTCCCTTTTCGGGCTAGATAAGGATAAAACTCGCTTCTATCAAATGTTTCAACTTCGTCGTTTTGCATATGGTCATTTAAAAAACCAGGATTACTTGTTGTGCCCGCCCCTAATTTAGTATGACTGAACTTTTTCATTTTAATTTTATCAAAATTATCAACTTTACTTGGATATTTTTTATTTGCCATCCAAAATCCATAATCAAAATAAGGATTAAATACATTACAATTCTTTTTTAGAGTTGCATAAACATTTTCAATTTTTACGGGTTTGTACATAATAATTTCCTCGTTATTATCGGGGTCTACACTTTTACCTTTGGTTAGAAAAAATTGATTTCCACCACTGACAATTAATGCCACCGAATTTTTCAACCATTCGTCTATATGTTCTGGATATACCATGTCTTGTCCTTTACACACAAGATTTTTATAATTAATGAAATAATCCAAAGATTTATATTTATATTCAACTAAGGTACATTTAGACATATCAAAATGTTCGTCCATTGTTTTAATTTTAATATCAATATTAATATCAAAAACTTTTTTAAGATGATTAACGCAACCCTTAATATCATAATCAGTCCCTTTTTTTAACATAATTCCGTCAAAACACAACACAGCATTATCTGGTTTTCCGAAAAAATTATACATTTCCATTAATAAATTATTTTCCATATCACACATGAGACTATTCATAAAACAAGCTCCATTATTATAGTTTTTATCTTGTTTAATTCGTTTGTCGGATACTATTTTAAATTCTTCTGGAAATTTATCAGAAAAAAGTTTATGTAATTTTAACATTTCTTTTTTATACTTTCTCAAATGTTTAGAAGGAGTTGTAATATCTCTAAAATCTTTATCACCACCATTAGTTAAAGATAAATAAATTTGTTTAACCTTATCTCTACTTAAAACCTTCCCGTCATCGTCTTTAACTTGTTTCAATAATTCTTCTCTATTTTCAATATATTCCTTTAGTGCCTCACATTGAAAATTATATTTATCACATAGAAAACATAATATAACAGGGTGTGCATTAGTAAGGTCAATATCAAAATAATAATCCCGTGCTATCGTGTGTCTAATTTCACGTGCGATATTTTGAAGAGACATAGAACCAATGGCAAAAAAACGACCCTTTCCGTTCTTTTGTTTATAATCAACTCTAATTTGTCCATTACGACTTCGGTTTAAATATTTTTTTAAAATATTAACTGGTTCAAATTCATCATATCTTTTTCTCCATCTTAACTTATTTTTAAAAGACGCAAAATTATTAATAATATACGCTAATTTATCAGAATCAAAAGACTCGTTAAGTTTTAAGAATTTATTATTTTGGAACCCCGACATTATATAATAGATATATATATTATTTTTTTAAGTTAAACTTTAATTTAATAAATTATCATATACTTAAAAATAAAATAGTACGTATATATATATGGTACTTAAAGAACAGAAAAAAATTGGACGTCCCCGGAAATATAAAAAGGCGATTACACCGGACGAAATTATAAACGAAAAAAAAAGAAAGGTTGAATATGTTTTAACAAAAAGAAAAGAAAATAAGACCACATATAATGCTTATATGAAAAATTGGCATATGAAGAAAAGAGAAGTAAAAAATAAAATCAAAAAGGACATTTACCGAGAACTTCGGGGGCATGAAAATTTTGAAAAACATAAGACCGCATTAAACAGAATGGCGACATTAATAAAAATTGGATGTATTGAGAAAAAATCTAAAGGAACTAATCACCATATGATGACAGATAAAAAAAATTTTAGACACATAATGGAGACCATTGGTTATACTGAGAACTGCGACGTTTGGATATCTAGAGACTGGATTAATATCCCTATGCGTATTCTCAAATGGAAAGATATCCGACGAAAATATATTGATTTTGACAGAATGATTAGTATCGGTGTTTTGCATTTAAAATTAAATATGCCTCACCCTTTATGTCAAATTATTTATGATTATGTCAGTACTCTTAAATTTTTTACAATCATGAATCCTGCATATTAACGTATAACATAATCAAAATAACAATTCACACAATATCTATTAACCCACGGATATTTAGACCTGAATTTATCCTGGCATATTTTACAATTATACGCCCAGAAGTCCTCTGAGTCCCTAAAATTTGAAATACACGCATCACATATGTTGTATTTCACATCTAATTTAGTTTTCATCTTTTCACAATGTCCGCACTTGGATAATTTTGGTGTTTTTTGGTCCGATAAGGGTTGGTCAACCCCCATTATATATTCATGCACGATATATAAATATAGAATAATGCCCGCATGAAAGCACATGAACGGATATAAATATAGAATAATGCTTATATTGTACATATGCATTCATTCTATCATAAATTAATTAATTTATGATAGAACTAAGTAAAAATCAAGGCATATATTGGCATATTCACGGATTTTTAAGTATTTAATATTTATATTCGGGTATTAATACCCCGTGAATTTGAATATTTGGCATTATTCATCAAAATTATATATCAATATCTCAGTTCTTGCTTTATAACCGAGACATTTTCTAGTTAATGCCTTTTTCTTCTGGATAACCTTAAAATTAAAGTCTTTAAATAAATATCGGATTGTTGCACTATCTGCCATACTTAAAATGAATTTGCCTTTTAATTTACGGACATCGTCTGACAATATTTTATATTCAACTATACTATCACTATATAAATTAGAACTATTTTCATATGGAGGGTCTAGATAAAATAAAGCATCTTTTGAATCATGTTCAATGAGGACCTTTTTATAATTCTCGTTCATAAACACCACGTTTTTTAGTCTATCTTGATATTCTGATAATATAGAGAGTTTTTTATTTGGGTCTGAAGGTTGATAGACTTTAGTTTTATTATCTTTAATGCGATTACCAGAAAACCCGTTGCATCGTCTAATTAATCTAGCCGTGAATTGGTCTTGGATATTCTTGTGTTCCGTACTTATGAATTTCGTCAATAAGTCAATTTTATTTAATTCTTGTGTTTTTTTATATTTACCGACTTTCATCAATAATTTATAGTCATCTATAAGGTCTGTGTCAATATCATTTATTACCTCGTGTTCTATTTTTGGTTTTTTAAATAAAACAGAAGCACCACCACAGAAAACCTCAATATATTTATTATGTTCTGGCATTAGTTCAACGATTTTATCTGATATTAAATATTTATTACCGATTCTACTAAATATCGGTTTCATTATATATATTAAATATATATTTATACCGAAATTTTTATAAATCACCAACCTTAATACCGAGTTTTGCTAGAAAATGCAGTGTCTCCACTCTCAGTTTATCATTTACTGGCACATTCTCAAACTCAGCTTTAAACCTCTCAACGAGTTCTTGTTTTTCTTCTGAACAGCATTCGTTCAAAAAACGATTTACAACCGCATAATCTGTGTTCTCAATCGTTTTAATGCAGTCTTGAAGTTCAACAAATAAACCCGGAACGTTTTGTTTAGTTTCTTGTTTAACCTCTTTCCCGTCCTTAAATTGAATTGTCTGAATATCTAGATTATTAATATTTCCGTCGTATGTCTCACTAATAATTTTTTTGATGTCGTTAATGTCTGTCATTTAATATATATATATAATATATTTTAAATAAATATATATTTATTCAATTTTCCGATATAATTGATTAATGCCCTTTGAATGTAAAAATTTATTTTCAATCTGTTTAGCCTCGTCTTCTTCTTGTTTAATTGATTTTGTATTTTTCAGATGGTGTGAAATCATAATATGTCTTAACATGGACGTACTTATTTTTTTGCCCGTGTGTTTCTGGAAAATCTTATTTAAAAATTTCGTAATAGTGTTGGGGTTCATAGGAGTTTCTCTGTCCGTTTTAACAAGATACCAACCACTCTTGTTATGTTTTAACCATAAATTTATAATTCTATTTAAATTTTTTGGAATATCCATAATCTTAGCTCCAATAAATCGTTTATTCTTGAACTGGTTTATATGAAATTGTTTTTTATTGTTTGAAAGTATGACTAAATAATTATAATTATCTCTATTTTCAGTTGTGAGTTTCCGGTATTCTTTCAGTTTAAGGATTTTCATATCAGCGAAATCATTTCTTAACGGGAATTCTATATAAGTACGTAAAATTAAATATTGTTGTAATAAATCAAATTCTTTATTTGTCAGTTTATCTTTTTTGGATATCTCGTGATGCTTTACATTTTTCATTATTGTATTTACGACTTGTATAAGCTCATTATATTCTATCCAGTTTTTGTTCTGAGTGTCTGTCTTTTTCTGTGTCTTAAGAAACACTAAATATTTATCACTCAGACTTTTTAACTCGTTTCCATACTTATCAATTAATTCTTGATTCTTTGGAGTATCACTATTTAAGGCTACTAAAACTGCAGTTAATTTATTTTTTTTTGATGTTATCTTTTTTTCTTTATTTATAATAATCATTACTTTATTAAAATTCTGTAAAAAATCAGTGTTTTTAATTTTGCCTTCTGGTTTATCTAATATTTGATTTCTAATTTTGCTTAATGCACTCATATAAGTTTTACATGATGTGTCTTTAATAGTCCTTGACGCTTTAATTTTAGCACATAACGAATCCTTCTTATCCATATATAGATAAAATATATATTTTTACCGACGATATATAAATTATATATGTTGCTCATATATATAGAATGTCCTTAAATAAATTGTCTGACGAAAAAACAGGGTTTGATTTAAAACTAAATCTTGGGTGTGATGTTCTAAAGTGTAATTCATTAGAAGTGGTTGAAGAAGTTAAACAAGATGGAAATCCGGTATATTTTACGAGTTATGCTAGACAAACCGGAAACTGGATATTAACGAATGGTGCAACAACGGCAGGTCCAACAACTCAAGAATATCGTTATATTCGGTCTGGTAATTATCTAAGATGCATTGATAATATCACAATTAATACCCCCAGCAGTGGTACAACGTTTGATATGACCTTTGATTTACCAGATTTCGTTGATAATAATCTAAATGGCGTAATGACTATGGCTACTGGACGAAAAACAGACGGAACAGGATATACATTAATTAAATATGGAAGTTCTACCAACGGGGCTACAAAGAAAAAAACGATATCAATCGCTAAAATGGATGGCTCAGCTTTCACACAACTAGACGCTATAAACGTGAGTTTTGATGTCAATCTTGACTTAGCACAATTGCCTTAAAATTATTATTAAAAATATTTTAATAATAATTTAATTACTCGTAAAAAAATTTATATGTCATTTTATCAAAATGAATATCTGTTTTTTTGTGCGGTGCTATATTACGTCGTGATATTTCAGAACCACAACAACATGTAATTTTAATTTTTCTATATGGATATCTTTCTTTCTCTTTCTTTAACATAATGACTTTATTATCTTCGTTATATTCAGCTCTCGTTCTACCAGGAATAACCTTATTTACACACTGCATATCACGGATATATTGTCCCTCACATCTCATTAATTCATTTCTATTATTACATGGATAATCAGTCAGAAGCTCAATATAAACGTCTCCAACATCAAATAAATTAAATGAAGTTATATAAAACCCCTTGCCATTTTTATAAGATTTATAAGTTTTTTTATGTTGATATAATCTTTTGCTTAATGTTTGTGTTGTACTGCCAATATAAATATCTTTTGTTTTGAAGCTTCTAAGAGTGTAAACTTTGCCGTTGTCGTATTTCATCTGTTATACTATATATATATCATTCTTTTTAAATAACTCTTTTTATAATTTAAAAAATTAACCACGTCGGCGACCTCTACGCATAATCTGTCCTCCTACTAGACGACCACCAGATAGACCACGAACACCACCCGCAACTTGTCCAATAGCGGGCAGGGCAGCAGCTAAGGGGGCGAGTCCCGGGACAGCACCAACGACTGCCGGTGCCACTTGTTCTGCAAGAGATACGCCACGTTGAACCCCACGGGCTACTTTATTGACGAGATTCTTGAGTTTTGAGAAAAATCCGCCACCTTGTAAATTCTCATAAGATTCAAAATTAAACTCATCCGACTCCTTAGATAACAGAACTGCTTGAGGTGTGAGATTTCCGAGACTAGCTCTACCCATGTTTTCAGCGATACTAAATGTGCCTTCGTTAAGAAGAACAACGTAATAATCACCAGTAAAGGCATTAGTACCCGTGTTTTGAAATGTTGGTCTAACCTGGATAGTGTATTGACCCTGAACACCCGGGGCTTCATTGTCTAAAAGCCCAATATCACGTCCGAACTCACAACAGAAGACAGATCCCCGATATTTTGCCCACTGAGGATAAGACAGATTACATCCATTTCGTCGTGAGATTTCATAAAGTTCCTGTTGTGTTGCCTGGCTAAATAACCCACTCTGGTTATTCCACAGAACCTCCAGATTAGTCATAGACAGAAACGAATCTGACGCGGTATAATCACTTGCCGAACGTTCATGTCGGACGAAGATATACATTTTACGCGGGATTTGAGATAGTTTAATTGAATCACTCGGAATTTGAGTACTTAAACCTGCCCCCAAAGCGTTCGGGGTTTGTGCTTTAATATACTCCTGAGGTTTATGATAAGGGAGTACCTGTAATTGAGGGATTGGTTGAGTTAAATCGGGTGTAATATATGTGGTTAAGATTTCGGGTGCCTGGTACATTTTGACATCCACCGAAGTAATAGCATTTCCGGTCGACGCATGACTGAAGAGTTTGCTTAAGTCTGTTTTCCATCGGTAAGAAATATTAAATTGTTGAACATTAACAAAAGCTTCTTCTTGGCATCCTTGACCATTATAAAAAGGTGACATCATGATTGGTTCTGTGACAACAACCCGAAATTTAGTGGGGCTCAGAACTTCCACTGGAAATCCACCCCGGGGATCATACGCGCTAGCTTCTCCATAATGAGACAGAGGATTTTTAGCACTGCCGTAAGTGTTCCAGTCTGAGTATTCCTGGTAATTATCCGGGGCGACTGGTGAGGTAGACATAGACTTATTCCATTCGTGTCTGTCTCCATAACATAACATAGCATGTAGTTTATCACCGATATTATCTGAGATTGATTCTCCGTTAATCTGACATGTCAGAACATCAGTGATAGCATGGATTGGCATTTGACGTAAAGCGTCGTTAGTTCCTAATTGCATATCAGCGTCGGTCGTCACTTCAAAATAACATCGGATTTTCATAAACCGGTCAACCATGGTCTGAGTTGAGGGCGGGAAAATATTCCATAGAGCCTGAATCGGGGTCGTTCCTGGAGTGCCCCACGAATTGGCAGTGTTGACATTCTCAGTATATCTAAGACCACCATATAACACAACATGGTTTTTATCTGAATCAGCCTTAATGTTGACTCTTGGTTCTATAACTTTGATTGTTTCCATCGTATATATAATAACATATATAAAAAAAAATTTAACAATTAACTATAATTTAAACGTATATCTTTTTTTACTTTCCATTATCCATGTCTCACACGCTTTTTTATGCCGGTCTCTGTTCGTTTTAAGTTCTGGATTATCTTTAGCAATTTTTATAAAATGTTTCTGCCATTTACTTAATCCTAATTCTTTTGGTTTTTTTGGTGCCGGTGCCGGTCTCATTATATTAATACCCGACGAAATAAAAATTTATGTTTATTATATATTATGTTCGGTTTTTGGAAGACTCTTTTTTATATGATGTTTATTATATATAATGGTTGGAACTTGGAGAACTATTTATTCTTTATTTGGTTGGAATTACCCGGAACACCCGACAGATAAAACTAAACAGGTTAAAAGAGAAATGTTAATACAAATCCGAAAGAGTAAAATGAAACTAAATAAGACTAAAGGATATACCGAGGTCAAAGGTCAAATTAAACCCGTCAAAGTTAAGGGTTTTAGAAGAAAGAAAAAGAAGAAAAAAAGGACTTCGTCGTACTAAAATAAATATATTAGATTAATATATTTATTTTATTTATTATTTTACTCTATAAATTGTTCTAAAATCTTCTTGTTATAGTCGCAACCTGAGTCGTTAATACATTATTAGCGTTCGCGTTATCCCATTGTGCGGTCACGTCAAATGTATTACTTATAGTTGTATTCACTGCTAAGTCAGACGTTGTACTAAAACTCCCAGCATCTTTCCACCATAAATCTTCGCTAAACGTAACCATTCCACCACCAATCATAGTTCCAAGTGATCCGATTGTTCTAATCACGAAATCTACCTCTAATTCCCAAAAGGTTGGTGTTCCGCCCGCGTCCCAATCGTCAGAGTTGGTCGCCATCAAAGTCGTCGCACCCATTTTCAATCTAAACGTCATACCATGTCCTTTACCATCAGTTTGGACAAGTCCTGACATATGTAAATGGTATGTATCTCCTATAGCTAATGTATTCGCTGGATTAGTACGAGTACCAACCGCTCCGCTGTCATTAAAACAACTTGTCTCTGTTAGAGTTCCTCCAATAACACTGCTTGATATCATACTATACATTCCAGATAAAACAGGAAAACCGTTTTGTGCTGGATTTACTGCCCGATATTGCCTAAAAGACTGGTCTGTAACAACAGGTAGATATGAGAGAACCTCTGTATCTGATATAGTAAGTCTCGGTGTACCGCTTGTACTTAAGGCTATTTCAGATACGACACTATCTAAATCTATTCTATTGTTGTTAGAGGCAATCCTTAACCTTGAGTCACTCTGTCTCATTGAGGATAAAACCCCGTTAGCTGATAATCGTATACGAGCAAGATTAAACGGATCAGTAGTTGTTATAACTAACTCTGTATTACCTGCGGTTAATAATGCTAAATCTCCGTTCATAACATTATTTCCAGTCTTTAGCACTACATCAGATTGTAGGATACCACTATCTTTAATCAGTTCACCTGTCGTCGTATCAAAGGAACACAGATGACTATTAACCGCGGACGCTGGACCAATTACAACACCATCTGTTGCGGTATCAACATATGCCTTAGTCGCTCCATCCTGGGCGGCTGTAGGGTCTAGTAGGTTATTTATTTTTTTGGAATTCATATACAGACCACCTAATACATACGTCGGGATAGTAGTACTACCGAGATCAACACTTAGGGCTGTTAATCCTCCTAATTTAAGCGGTGCACCTGAAGACTGGTCAATATTTCCGCCTATAGCACTGATTCCTGAATTCTTGATTAGTTTCCCCGTAGTACCATTAAACGAACACAGATAACTGTTAACCGAGGACCCTGGACCAATTACGACCCCGTCTGTTGCGGTATCAACGTAAGACTTAGTAGCAGCGTCTTGAGCATTTACAGGGTTAGCAACCCCACTTATTATCTGAGAACTCATTTTAAGCTCGCCAGTCATAGTATCGCCAGCTTTGTCCACCTTGCCCGTCAATGCTGTCGTATTTGTTCCGATTGCTGTACGCTCTGCTACAGAGATAATTATACCGCTTCCTGCACTTGAGACATCACTATGGACGGCGACTGAACCTGTATTATTAGTTGTATTTGTACTAATAGCGGTTCTCTCACCAGAACTAATAATAATACCACTTCCGGCACTTGAAACATCACTATGAACAGCTACTGATCCAGTATTATTAGTCGTGTTTGTATCTACCAATTGTCCAATTCCTCCAGCAGTACTAACATTAATAATTTGATTAGTAGTCATATCAATGAATGATTTTAGTTCAACATGTCCATCTAATGGATCAGATGCATTACTTTGTAATACTAATTTATCTGTAATACTTGTTCCTCCTGTTAATGTTTGACCTCCAAATCTTCCATTGGATAAAGAATATTGAGTATGACTATCTCCAAGACTGAGATTAGATAAAGCACTATGATCAGAAGTATTCACCACAACTTCTGGTAAAAATCCGAGTTGGTGTGCGTGAAACTGACCACTGAAGGGTACAAATGAGGAGATTACGCCTGGATCTTGAACGGCTGTAAAATAAACATTAAGTTTAACATCTGTTGCAACATCTGTAAATAAAAGCTGACTATCAGAATCTTTAACATCTTGAAATTGTATTTTTTGTACTGGGAGTTGAATCGTTCCTGTTGGATTTACTAATTGAGTTGCAGTACCACTTCCAAAAATTGTAAAACTATTATTGTTCATCTTCTGAATAGTAAATCTAAACTCATAATCTCTTTCGTAATCTACATCTTTATTTAAGACAAATACATTATCACTAATTGACCATGTGAAAGTACTTGTATCTACATATCCACCAGTCTGAACAACATCTACTTCTAATCTATAAGTATCAGAAATAATCCCGTCTTGAGTTCTACGAGTGTATATTTTACCGATAGACTTAAATTCAACATAACCACCAATTCCTAATACATCTGTACTAAACTGATTTGTTCCTCCTAAAGAAGACCAAATAAGAGTACGACTGGTATTATATGAAGTATTAGCTATCGCAATATATCCTATTTCTTGAGAAGGTGTTAAGGGTAATACTTGATCTTTAAAAGATGATGTTAGTCCACCGGCATCTGCTGTTAATAATTGTCCTTCTGTACCTGCTGTTGTTGGTAATTTATATGATCCGCTAATTTCTACAGATTTATCATTTGATAATTTTATAATTGTATCTTCGTTTGAATTTTTTATAGATACATCACCATTCAAAGTTGAAGGTTTGATACAATCTACATTTAAACAATCGGGAGGCGTGATAGTAATTCCTCCATCAATAATTAAGTCGTCTCGTACTTCTAGATCGCCTAATACTTTTGTATCGCCTAGATGTGTATTATCGGTATTTCCACCTAGATTATTCATTATATATATATTATATAGAAAAATATAATATATATATATTTGTTTATTTGTAAAAAATGGTCATCATCATAGTAAAATTAAAGTTATCTGGTATTATTAAAACATTACCTTGAGTATTTCTTAAAACGATTGTAATGGATCTCATAGTCTTGAGTGTCTCATACGGGAAATATTTATGTAAATGACTAACCGGGTCATCCAGACGACTATAACAAGTTGCTCCATAAGGTTTATCTAAATTTAATTTATCAATAACTGAAAATGAACCACTACCTTCAATAAGGTTATTTGGTGTTAAATCTCGTGAATGGACATAAACTGCAGTTTCACCAATAAGGTTTGGTATTGCTTGTGCAATAACCGAAGATCCATCAGTAACAATAAAATCCGCCGTAATTCCTAATTTAGATGCAATAGTTGAAGATAACTTAAATTCATAATCATCACCAACAACCCCAAATTGTAATTTCTCTACTGGAGCTATTCCTACTTTTGTAATTGTTACGACATCTGGTGTGACTAAATTAATTTGTGTATTTAGTTCTGTGATTAAATCATCAATATAATAATAAGAGTTCGGAATAACGACATCATATGAAACTAAACCAGTTTGTTTAACAAGAGTTAGAGTATTAGCCCAAGTCGGCACATTATCAAAAACATTTGGACATTCAATAGAATGAATAATAAAACCTTTAACATTATCCAAAGTACCACCAGAT